TCGGTGGTCAGCTTGTCGGCGCTGGCCAGATCCTTGATCGCCTTGGCCAGCAGCATGATCTCCTGCGGCCCGGCCGAATTCATCTCGCCCATCGTCTGGAACGCCGCCGTGCGCAGCATTTCCGAGAGCAGGCGGCCGACATCGCCTTCCGGGTCGGCCTGTAGCTTGCCGATCCACACCTTGGCCACCTCCTGCGCCTCGCGATAGCGCTCCATCTGCGCTTCGGCCTTCTGCTTGTAGCGGCCGACCGACGAGCGCGAAATCTCGACGCCGTGCTGCGTGATCAGGCTGACGATCTCATCAATGGTCGCTCGCCCATCGCGGATCGCGCTATCGACCGACACGCGAATGCGCGGGTCGAGCCGACGGATGGCGCTGGTCTGGCCCACGTCAGCCCCCCGGCGCCGGGCGTTTCACGCCAGGCGCACGCGACCGACCGGACGACACATCTGCGCCGCGCTGGGTCAGCGTGGCGATGTTCAGCCCGCCGACCTCCTGCGTGCTGACCAGGAGTTGCTCATCGAGCCACGCCAGCTCGGTGCGCAGCGCGTCATGCGAGACGACGTGGCCCTGTGTCTCCAGCAGGCTGATCAGCAGGTGCTCGTTGCAGCAAAACCCGGTCGAGTCCGCCAGGATGCGCAAGATAACCAGGCGCCGGTCGGCCGCCAGCAGTTCGGCATAGCTCATTTATTGTCTCCGTTCAGCAGATGTTCGTGAATCAGGTTGAGGAGGCTCTTGAGCCCGGAGAACTCGCCGGACAAGGTATTGACCGCCGTATTCACACTGTTTATTTTTTCGTAGATCTTTGAAAGGTCGGCATGTGTTGGCGAATTGCGCAGAGCCGCCTTGATATCGGTCAGATCCTTGTCGATCACCACGACCTTCTTGCCCAGCTCGTCGACGCGCTCGTTGGTCTTGTCGCCGCGCCGCTCGATGTAGAGCCAGACGCCAAGCGCAAAGGTGCCCATCATGTTGGTCGCCTGCAGGGCGATTTTTATGCTTTCAGCGTCCATTCCGATTCTTCTCCCATAACCCTATAAATTTCAAAGCACAATGCTAGGCGCAACAAGAAAATGCCCCTCGCTGGCGCCGGCATTGGCCCCGGTCAGCTCCCAGCGGTACGCCCAGCTACCATTGGCGGGTAACGGCAAGTCAACGTGGTAGGCGCCGACGCTGTCGCGCACTACGGCAACATCGACGCCATAGACGAACGTCTGAACCGCCCCCGTGGGCGGCTTGACCTTGAGCGACAACGCACCCGGGTCGGCCGCGGCGCCGGCCTCGTTGGTGATGGCCAGCGAGAGCCGGGCAATCTCGCCGGGGATGAAAACCGTGTTAGACATGGCTCACCCCGGATCGGATCGAGCGGGGTCGGGCGTGCCCGGCCAGCAGGTGGGTGGCCGGCGCCACACGGCCCGTTGCCGGGCGCAGCGCCTGGCAGCTTCCCGCATGTGCCCCGATCCGCGTGGCCTGGCATACCTGCCCGCCAACGCGCGCGATGCTGGCCACGAGCCAGTAGGGCGTGACCCGAGACCCGACAAAGAATCGGTAAAGGAGCGTGAGCAGCATCAGTATGCTTCCTGGGAGACGTTCGTCATAGGGCGACCGCGATCGAACCTATGCTGAAACGCGCCTGGGCGCCGGCGCCGTTGGTATACCCAACGCGTGCATAACGCCAGGAGGGCCGGTAAATAATTTCGGCGAAGAAACCACCCCCGGCGACGGCCGAGGTGGCCACCGACTTGACGCGGCGCCAGTTGGTGTTGTCGCGCGATATTTCAAGCCACAACGTTCCGGTAACGTCGGATTCGGCAGAAACGCGCAGCTCCTTGCCATAGGTTGCGGCGTTGGCAAAGGCTGTGGCGGTGGCGGTTACGGTAAGGTCGCGGCTGGTGCCAGTGAATGTTGCGGAGGCGCCGAGATTTGTCGAAGAGTCGTCATACCAGATGCCGGCGCCGGCGAGGAATCCGGCGCGCACGGTAGCGGCGGCGAGGGTTGCAGTCACCGAGCCGCTGACTGGCTGCGTGCCGGTCACCTGCACGGCAGGTATCGGTTCGGTCGCGTAGCTTCCAGGGAGCAGGGTATAGGCCGCAGTGCCGCTGGTGTGCGCCGTCGCCCGGACGCGGAACCACTTGTAGGCATTGACCGAGGCTTCCCAACCATATGCAGGGGTTGCCGCCAGCACGCCCGAAGCTGTTTCGACGGTGTTGGCGTTGCTGCGAACGACCTGCACGACATACCAGTTGCCGTCGGTACCGTTGGTGCTGTTGTTTGAATACTCAAACGTGATGTTGTGGCCGACCAGAGACGTCGCCACCATGCTGATGGTAATGTTGCTGGCGCGTTCGACATTGACAGCAATGGTCTGCGCGCTCGCCGTGATGTTTGCGACCGTGGCGGCAATAGCCCCAGGCTGCGTAGCCACCTTGAGCCGGCCTGACTCATCTTGCTTGAGCGATGTATATTGGCCGTCCGCCGTGGTTTCCGCGGTGTCACTGTCGCGGCGCTGTGCCAGCATTAACTGCCCGTAATCGGCAACAGAACTGGCCGAGTTTTTCTGTTTAGTAGTCACCAGCAACGTAGCTTCGGTTGCCGCTCCAGCCGGAAGTGGCAACGCAGCAACCGAAACGGGTACCGCGCTAGCGCGCAACTCGCTATCGGTCAGCCCGCCGCCGCCTGAAGGTAGCTCGACCGGCACGCGGCCGGCGCTCAAAGCGGGCAGCTTGGCGTTAACGGCGGAGAGCGTGGTTTCGCTCGCGGCATCTGCGGGCAAAGGCAAGCCGGCGGCACTGATCGGCACGGTACCGGTAATGCTGATCGTCTCCAGCGCGGCCAGGCTGGGCACATCGAGGGCGACGGTACCGGAGACGGGCAGCGGGGTAGCGCGGATCTGGGCGTCGGTGAGCGGTCCGGAAACCGGCACGGTGCCGTTGATGCTGATCGTCTCCAGCGCAGCCAGGCTGGGGGCATCGAGTGCGACGGTACCGGCAATGGCGCCGGTATTGACGGCGCTGGTCTTGGTGTTGAGTGCCTCGACGGCGGCCTGGATGGCGGCGGCAGCGGCGTTGAGCGTGCCGACTGCGGTGGCCAGCGCGGCCAGCGTCGTCTGCGTAGCCAGGTCGAGCGGGTTGCCGCTGGCCGGATCGACCGGAACGACGGACTGCATGTGCACCGTGTCCGGTCCTTCGGTCCGGGTAAAGGTGTCGACTTTGCCGGCGGCGTCTGGGAGCGCGATGTTACTCATGCCAACGCCCGCTCAATCTCGGTCTGGCAGTATATGCAGGTCTGCACGCCGGGCAAGGCCCGCCGGCGCTTGTAGGGGATGGGATCGTCGCAGACGCTGCATTCGATGGCCGAATCATTGATGGTCTTGCCGCGCAAGCCGGCACGACGGGACTGCTCCTCCAGCGCGTCGGCAATGATTTCCGACTCGCGATCGTTGGCGCGGTCAATGATGTCGCTCATGCACGTACTTTGAGAATGGGATCGGCCACGCACGCGGCGACCACATCGTCGGGCGCGGGGATCGATGGGAGTGAAATCTTCGGCTTCCAACCCGCACGCAACCAGATCTCTGCCGACAGTGCCGAGCACACCCGGCGTGTGTTTTCCTTGGCTGGCAGCGGTCGGCCAACCAGGCGATGGGCGGCGATGCGCAACAGATCGAGCACGTCATAGGGGATCGGGTGGCCGATGATGCGCCAGAGCATCGGCTCGACCCTGACCTTTGCCTCGCGCGGGCAGGGCAGCACGTCAAAATCGCTACCGGCGTATTGCGAGAGCGGCGTCAGCATCACCCCGCTGGCCTTGGCTTCGGCCACCAGCAGGCGGCGCCCGGAGTGGTGGCGAACAAAAAGCGAGTCGTGTCGAGGCATGCCATCGCAGCCGGCCCACACGGCAATGGCCGTATGCGTGTAGGGCGATCGCGTGATGGTTCGGATCAGCCACTGCAACAGATGGCCACGGCCACGAAAGGCGATCAGGTCGCCGGTGGCGATCAGGCTGCGTGCCTGGTGGTAGCGTAACGGCTCACTCATTGACTCTCCGTTGTGGGCGCCAGCATCCCGGATCCCAGCCACTCGGCCACATCGAAGCCCGGGCAGGTCTTCGTCCATTCGGCCGGCTCGACGACGCCGTTGCCGTTGCGGTCGGGCGACAGATCGCGGTGGCCGACGATGCGCGCATCGGGGTAGCGTTTTAGCAGCAGAACGATCAGCTCGCGCAGCGACTGCCATTGCTCTGGGCTGTACTGGTCGATGCCGATCAGGCAGATCCCGAGGCTCTTCTGGTTGTAACCCTTGACGTGCGCGCCCATCTCCTGCTCGGCACGCCCGGTGACCACCACGCCGTTGCGATAGATCACAAAGTGGTAGCCGATGGCTACCAGATCGGGGTTGAAGAAGCGGCGCGCCTTCTCGTCGCGCTTGAAACCGCGTGCCGCATGCCAGGCGTCGATGGTCTGGACCGGCGTGGTGAACCCCGGCTGGCCGAGCGTGCCGCGAAACAGGCTGTCGCCGTTCGGCGAGGCGCTGCAATGGATGACGATCAGGGTGATGTTACGGTGCATGGGCGCAGGCTACGCGCGCGCGAAAGACAAGGGCAGGCGGAAACGTTTCCGCCTGCCTTTGTGTCGCAAAACAACCTCCGTTGACAGATTAGCCGACGAATGTCGTCTACATCCCGTTGGCAGGCAAAAGCATGTCGCCCTGCACCGCCGTATCGCCATCGCCGACTTTCGCAAACATCTGCCCTTGCGCTTGCGCCTGTTCAATTCTCCGGCACGCAATGTCAAAGTGCGTCCGGTTGATCTCAATGCCTACGAATCGCTTGCCCATGTTTGCCGCCGCGACTCCGGTAGTCCCGCTACCCATGAACGGGTCAAGCACAACGTCGCCGCAAAGAACCAGCAAATCCTGCAGCAGCCGTTGCGGCTTCCCGGCAATGTGGTGCTTTTCTTCGCTGTTGGCTGAATACCGGAACACACCCGGCGCGCACGGGCCATCGTCGCCCATTGGGCCAGCGGAACCCCAAACGAAGTATTCAGCCTGGTTGCGGTATCGTCCCTTTTGCGGGCGCGCAGCTTCCGTCTTGTCCCAAACCCCAAGGCCGCGCCATACGTACCCGCCTGCCTGTATGGCATCGCTCGTCGTCGGCAGTTGGCGCCAATCGGTAAAAACCAAGGCAAGCCCACCTTGCCGCGTCATGGCGTGGCAGCGCGACAGCCACAGGGCGCACCAGTGCTCATAGGCTCGCTGGTCGCGGTTGTCGCCAGAAAACTCGGCGTAGAGTCCAGCGTGTTCGCTGCTCTGGTATTTCGCGCTTGTCGCTCCGGTTCGGTCGCCGCGAAACTGCCCGCCGCTGCTGTAGGGCGGGTCTGTCACTACGGCGTCCACCGTCTCGGTTATCAAACCCAGCACTTCGAGAGAATCGCCGTGCCACAGTTCGCAATTCCCGATTGTCACTTTCTCAGCCATCATCACTCCGTTTCACCGTTTGCCTGCCAACCCGGCAGTCCAGCGGACGGCGTACCGCCGCCGCTGACTTTTGCGTTGTCTTTGCTCATTATTTACGTTTTTCCGCACAACCAAAATTTGTGTTCATATAATGGCCCCAATTAGCCCTGTCCTTGCAGGATGTAATTAAGCGCTCGTCGCACATCCTGCGCACGATCTTGGCGGCGGAGAACGCCGCGCCTTGCGGATTTAACCAATTGGTGTCCGGCCAGATCGCGTAGGCAATGACGCTTTTCCTTGCCGGGCCTTTATTAAGAAATTCGAGCACGCGTTCACACGCCAGGGCGTATGTCACAGACTCAACAACTCGCCGGTGACCCCTACCTGCCATTAAAACAAACCATCCTGCCTATCGTCCGCCCCGCCACCCTGGATATTCCTGATCTGCCGTTCCGTCAGCCGGTGCTCTCCGGCCAGCGTCGACTGGCTGACGCCCTGGCGGCGACGCTGGCGGATGTCGGCATTGCGCACCGCGGTGGCATAGCCGACGGCGCGCGGGATCTCCAGGCACTCGCCGGCATAGGCGCGGCACAGCGCTGCGGCTGCCTCCTCGCCGACGATCTGCACCAGCGCATGCTCCGGCGCCGCGCCGGACGGGATGTACAGCCGCCGCCCGCCGCGTGCCTCGACCAGGCGCAGCGCCGCCGGCAGCCCGATCAGATCGGCGATGGCGCGCAGCTCGCCCGGCAGATGCTCGATCAACTCAGGCATGCGGTGCGGCCTGCTTGGAAAGTTGCGCAATCATCCCGCGCATCTGCACCACGGGCAGCCACTCGACGCGATCCTTGCCGAAATTGTTCTTGGCGATCGCATGCGCGTAAGCCCACGGCTTTTTCTGATCGGCGAGCAGCGCGCCGATCTTCGACAGCAGCCCGGACTTCTCCGGCGACACGCGGATCGGCCCGTCCTTGTGCCCGCCCAGGCTGGCGCCAAGTGCCTGCAGGCGGTCGAGCACCAGGTCTGCGGTCTTCAACTCGAGATCCTTGGTCGAGCGCTTGCCGGGGCCGGCAATGCCTTCGATCAGGTCGCGCCGGGTGGCTTCGTCCATCGCCAGCTCGCGGCAGGCGGCATGGATGGCGCGGCACTTCCTGGCCAGGCGGGTCAGCGGGTGGGCGGTTTTGGTCATGTCAATCCTTCGGCCTGGCGGCGTTCCACTGAGCAACGGCGTCCGCGCAGTCGTCGCGCACCTGGCGCGGCGCCTTCCAGCCCATTTTGTAACGGAGCTGCTCGGTGTAGGTGCCGCAGGAATCGGCCTTCATGTCCCCTTCCTCTGCGTGATCTGCAACTGGTCGCCTGGCAACATCAATTCGCTGGGCGACACCGTTTTAATGGTTATTTCTACGGTTCCTTTCGGTCTGTAGAGGCGGCGCGAGTAGTCCTCGGCGTACCCCGTTTCAACATGAATGGCTCCCTGCATCAATTGGGCCACTTTTACTCCGTCGGAAAATGGCATGATGTAGGTCTCATAACCAATCGTCAGTGCGCATATGGGCAACGGTTTAGCCGCGCGGCTCACGCCGCCTCCCGATCCTGCACGTCCTCGGTCGCCTCCTTGAGCAGCGCATCGACCAGCTTGTCGACGGCGCTGTCGGTCGGTTTGATGACGATCTCGTCGCCGGCGTCGACGCTGGAAACGCCGATCTTGCGCAGCTCGCTCACGGTGAGCAGCGCCAGCGCGGCCTTGGCAGGAGTCTCCTTGGTCACGATCAGCGTGTCGCACAGATCCGGGTAGTGCTTGCGGATCAGCTTGACCACCTGCTCGGGATCCTGCCACTCGATCTTGCCCTTGCCCTTCTGGTAGCCGACCTTGATGCCGTGGACGACGACGGTGCGCGGTTTGACGAACAACTCCGGCGCCAGTTCGATCAGCTCTTTCAGCCGGTCGTGATGCACGGCCGCGCTACCGACGGCGCGCTTGAGTTGCGGCATGGCTTTACGCTTGAGCGCTTCGATGCCGGCATTCAGTTCGCTGACGATTGCGGCGAGTTTTTCCCGCGCTTCGGCGTAGAGCTTGGCGCGGGATTCGATGTCTTGCAGTGGGGTCATATGGTCTCCTGGTTTCAAAAGCCCCCCTGGCAAGGGGGTTGGGGGGGTGGGGTTGGACTACGTCAGTTGCAGTTGCCCGAGCAGCGCCGGCAGCGGCAGCTTGCGCAGCTTGGCCTCCAGCACCAGGCTGTGCATTGCCCGGCTGCGCAGGAACTGGCAGGTTTCCTCCAGCTCCTCGGCGCTGTTGGCGATGTAGTAGCCATTGCCCGGTTTGGCACAGATCGCCACGCCGTCCTGGCGCAACGCACTGATGCCGCGCCGCACCTGGCGCACCGGCACGGCAACCCGTACCGAGAGATCCTCGACCGAGACGCCACGACCGCGCCCGAGGTGCCCGGAGAGGGCATGCAGCAGCTTGTATTTCAGGGGTGTGGTCATGATCGTCTCCATCGGTTGATCAGGGTGCGTAGGGGCTGACGCTCTGCGCCTGGCGCGAGCAATTGGGGCACAGCCGGTTGCCCTTCCATGCCGACAAAAACATCTGGCTGCAGCACAGGCACGGGCGCTGCTGCCGGTCACTGTGCCCGTTGCGCAGCACGTGCAGCCGGCACTGCACGCTCTCCTTGGTGCGCCCCATGACCACGCCGATCTGCGCGGTGGTCTGGCCCTCAGCGGTCAGCGCCTTGAGCGTGGCGTCCTGGGATTCTGACCAGCGGTTCACGTGCCGCGAGGTGGCACCGCGTCTAGGTTGGGCGCTCATGCGCGTCTCCCTGTCTTGCTCCCGGACTTCCACCAGGCCACGCGCCAGGCGTTGCCCAGCACGCGCCAGTAGATGACGGCGTTGCACAGGCGCAGGTAAAAGCGGATCAGGAACATATCGATACCTCCTCCCAGCGCACGTTGACGATGTTGTGTTCGTCCTGCCCCTCGAACACCTCGAGGCGCTGGTTTCCGCTCTGCCGCTGGCCCTTGCTGCGCACGCGGCCGGAGAAAAGATCCCACACCTGGCGCGTCGGCGGCACATAGACCACCGGGTCCGATAGGGTGCTGAAAGCAAAGCCATCAACGCCGACGCCGTGCTGCCCGAGCCAGGCGCAGCACTGCGCCAGCCGGCGCTGGGCGTCGTCGAGTGAAAGAGGCTTGCGTGTTGCCGCCACCAGGCGCAGGCGCTGCGCACGCTCGCGCGAGAAGTCGAAGATCATGGCCGGGTTGGCGATCATGGCGCTTCTCCTTCAATCACGGATGGCGCGGACTCGAGTACCGACGCAATCACTCCCTCGTCGCCCAGCAAATCGAACAGCGCTTGCGCATCGTCGAGCGCGGCATCCCACTCCTCGTCGGTGGCAAGCGGCACGTCCAGACTATTGGTGAACTCGCGATCGGTGCGCCGCATGATGTCGAGCAGTTGCAGCCAGTTGTGCAGGATCTCCGGTACCAGCGCAATGAGCTGAGCCGCCTTGTTTTGCACCTCCATCGGGACGCTGCGATCCCACTCGAACGGCGGCAGGCAGACGATCGGCGCACCGTCGCTGTCGCGCACCGTATGGCTCACGCGGCCGGGGTCGACATACCACGGCAGCGGGTAGTTTTCCAGCCATTCCGAGGCTTTGCTCGTTATGGTGCTCGTCGTGGCGCTCATGAGGGCGCCCTCTCATCGGCATACAGCCCATAGCCGCCCAGCGCATCGTAATGCGCGGCCACCGCGTGCAGCTCATCGACGGCGTGCTTGAGCCGCTCGCGCTGCTCGGGATCGACCAGGTGCCGCTTCAGCCCGTCGATGGTGCACGCCAGCTCCGCCAGCCGCTCGATGCGACGCTTGAAAAACCGCTCGTCGAGCGGATACCAGGCCCCGCCAGCCACCGTCGGCACGTCGAGGGCTGTCTCCTGTCCTCTGTCCTCTGTCCTCTGCCCCATCACAGCTCCTTCACCAGATCGCCGGTCACCAGCGGCAGGCCCAACTCGGCGGCGCGGTTCATGGCGCGCGTCACCGTGTTATTCACGATCAGCGGGTAGAGGTTGTTCTTCAGCGCACGCGAGGCGGGATCCACCTTCGTCCACCGCTCGCGGATCGCCGCGAACGCATCCTCGGCAAAAACCGCCTCGGCCTTCACCCCGATGCGCTCCAGCTTGTGCGCGATGTAGCTCCGCATGTTCTCGAACAGCGGCGCCAGCGTGGCGATCTCGCAACGGTTGATGAACTCGCGCGCCTCCGGGTGCCGCGCCACATCGAGCTTGACGCGCATCTCCGGCTGCGCGATGAGCACGATCGACAGCACCTTGCCAAAGCCGTCGTCGCTCTCGATCTCGTAAAAGCGCTTCAAGTACTTCAGCGTCTGGATCGACAGGTCGTGTGCCTCCTCGATCATCAGCAGGTGCTTGTTTCCGGCCCGGCTGGAGCGCAGCAGCACGTCCTTGACCTGGCGCGCCTGCGCTTCGAGCGACGAGCGCACCGTGCTGTCCGGCTCGATATCCTTGACGATTGCCGTGCAGATGTTGCCGGTCGACAACTTGCTCTTGTCCAGTGTGTGCGGGAAGATCAGGCGGATGGCCTGTCCCTCGCGCACGATGCGGTGCTGCAACAGCTTGCGCAGCGTCGACTTGCCCGAGCCGGACTCGCCGATCACCGCCGTGATGCCGCCGGCCTTGGCCGTCTGCAGCATCGCCTCCAGCACGTAGCGCTGATCGTCGGACAGGAAAACATCCTCCGGACTATTCACATCGTCCTGAAACGGGTCGCGAAACAGCTTGAAGTGGCGTTTGGCGGCAGGGCTGAGCATGGCAATCTCCATCGGTTCGAAATCGGGTTTGGGGCCCGCCGCGCGGGCGCTGCGAGCGGCATACGGCGAGCGGGCATCGAGCGCGCGCAAATGCGCGCCGACCGGGTGCCCGTGGCGCGGCGCCTCCTCGGCGCTGGCCGTCTCCCACAGCGTGGCCAGCTCGTCGGCGCCGACGTTCTGCTGCGCCAGCCAGGCCTCCACCTGCTCGCGCACCGAGGACTCGCTAGTACCCTTCGGGAAATAGCCCCAGTTGATCACCAGCGACATCGCCGTCGCACTCATCGGCCGGCCGGTCGCCTGGTACACGGCCGCCGCCAGATCGGGCTGGGTGATCCCATGCCGCAGCAGCACCCCTTTCAGTTTCAGCGGCATGAACTCGCACCCCCTAAATTTGGCAAGCGCGCCCATGACGCACCTCCCGTGTTTGCTTGCTTTGATGATTCATTGCTACACTCTCCTGGCACGTTGAACTGCATCGGGCGAAGAGTGAAACCTCCCCGCCCACCCTGGCCGGTCGCGCTCCCACGCGGCCGGCCACTCCTCAAGCCCCGCCTATTGCAACCAGGCGCGGCGGTTCTACAAAATCACGTATGCGATTGACGATCTCCGGCAGCTCGCTTTCCAGCGCGCCGTCCGGGTACCACGCCAGCAGGCGCGGGTAATGTTCGGCCTGCCACTCGCCAGGCAGCGCTTGGTGCAGGCGGCCGGCGAGCTGCACCGGGTTCAGGCGCACCGGGTCGAGGGCCAGCGCCGAGGGCACCTCCAGCGAGCGATTGGCCACAATGCCGGGCAGCGCCGTCTCCAGTTCGGTACCGCGCCGCGGCAGATAGGCCGGCGCGTTGAGCAGCGCATCGTCCATGTGCTTCCACGGGTCGAGCGTTCCGCCGAAGGCCAGCTTCTTTCCCTTGCGCGCTGCCGCCGCTTCCTCCAGCGTATCGGCGCCCATCAGCAGCTTCTCGATGGCCTTGCCGGCCGTCTGTGCCGGGCTGTCGGCGTGCCGCGCATAGCGCTCGCCGATCGGGATGGCGTCGGCGTCGAAACCGAAGTCGCCGACGCCCACCGGCTCGACCACGTAATAGATGTCGCGCCCCTCGCTGTCGATGGTGATCACCTGCGCCGATTCCGGTCGCCACGGGTTGCGGCACAACCAGATGCTGTCGCCGTTCTGGATGCCCGGCACCACCGATACGTCGAACTTGCAGCCCCGGTAACTCACTTGCAGCTTGTCGCTGACCAGGCGCGTCTCCGGCTTGCTGACCGCCAGCTCGCGCAGCACCTCGCGCTCCGGCGCCAGTTGCAGTTGCTCGGCGCTGATGCGCATCCACGCCGCGTAGCGCGTCTGCCCGTGGCGGCTGTGGATGCAGGCGCCGTTGAACCAGCGCCGCCACTTGGCCGCTGCCTGGTTCAGCTCGTCGAGCGAATGCACGGCAACCAGCTTGAGGCCGGATTCGAAGGTCTTCTCGATCTGGTCATGTGCCTTCTCGACCTGCCCCTTGGCGCGCGGGCTGCCGACCTGGTTGATCAGCACGCGCACGCGCAGCGCCTTGCACAGGTTCTTGAACACCGCGCCGGTATTGGCGCTGCCGGGGTCGAGCATGGCCATGAACGGCACCCCATGCACCGGCTCGCCGGCGCGCGCCAGCATGGCGTTGATGAAGATGGTGCACAGGTTCTCGCCGGATTCGGCGCCGTAAACGTATTCGACGTAAACATGCCCGCTGGCGTGGTCGCTCACCGCGTAGCGCCAGACGCGATCGTTCTCGATGCGCGCCACGTTGGCCGGCTTGTTCTTGTAAAACTCCTTGTGCTCCATCACCTGCAGGCCGCTGTCGGCGGCGCCCGGCGCGCGCTTCAGGTAATACAGCACGCACAGCGAGGCATCGATCTGCCACACGTGGTTGGGGTGCAGCGAGCAGAGGGAAATGGCCGGCGCCTGGCGCTTGAGCGTATCCGGGTGCAGGCCGTAGGCGCGCAGCGCACGGGTGATCGTCGAGATGGATAGCGGCGTGATTTCACCGCTGCCGGCGCTCACCGCCTCGGCGCGGATGCGCCCGTTGGCGCGCAAGATGTCCACCGCCTGCTTGACCGACAGCAGCCGCTTGTCGTTGCGCCGGTGGCTCTCCATCAGCAGCGCCGAGATCAGTTGCGCCTCGGCCAGCGGCAACGCGATCCTGCGGTAATCGGAGCGGCGCTTGCGATCGGCCACCAGCAAGACGTCCTTGCGCCAGCGCATCACCGTCTGCAGCGACACGCCGAGTTCGGCGGCGGCCTCCTGGTAGGGCGCGCGCTGCTGGCCATGCGGCAGCGCCAGCGCCTGCCGCGTGGCCTGCTGTACGCGCTCGATCTGCACTGGAGAAAGCTCCATGACAATCTCCATCAGTCTAAGTTGGCCCACGGGGCAACGTCCTCGGCGCGTAATAAACCAAAGTTTTCTCGAATCTCGCGTACCGCCCGCTCGATCTGCCCGAGCGAGCCGGAGAGATAGGCGTCGCACTCGCCGCCGTGCTCGGCCAGGTGCGCCTTGAGCGCGGCAAAGGCGGGCGCCAGTTGGTTGACCAGATTCAGTTCGATCGCCGTGGCGTACTGCAGCAGCTCGGTACGGATGCCTTCGAGCTTCTCGCTCGGCGTGCAGGTGGCGACGAAGCGCGCCTTGGCCGAGAGTTCGTCGAGCTGGTCCGCCTGGTGGTCGATCAGGCGCTGCTTGCTTTGAACAACTACATCCTTGTCCTGGTTCTGCTGGCTCAGGGATTCTTTTTCTTTGTAGTGGCGGGCCGCCATTTCTTGCAACAGGTTAATGACTTCCTCGCGGCTGGTTGTTTCTGCAATCGCCTCCTGGATCAGCGCTTTATCATCAGATGGAAGCGCATTTATTGCGTTGTAATCCTTTTGACGCAGTCCAAGCTGCTCGCTTTGCTCATAAATTTCATCGCCAACAGTCTTGCGATTCGCAAGCAACTGCTCTAACCGTCTGGCACTACGGCCAAGATGCGCCTTGCAGAACTCGTCAATATTTTGGAAATGATTTCCAGTTTCAGGATTGATAATTTTTATATATGACCTTGATTCCTTGGCTTTTTCGTATGCGACAAGGCGTATTTTGTCGGAAATATTTCCAAATAGTGCAGCGGTTTCCATTCGGCCAATCTGTTTCCCCAAGTCAACGGCATCTACAAATAATGTCGATACGTTTGCGCTTTCGGGAAGCAGCGCCACATCGGATTTAGCCTGAGCATCGTCGAATACAGGTTTCTCAGTTGGTGCTACAGAAGTTGTTTTTCGGCCAGTCATGTTCATTGCTCCATGTTTTTGTTTAAATAAGCCAGTCGCGCAGCCGCACGCCAGCGCATAAGGATGTTTGCAGTTACGTCAGCCAACGCGTCAATAAAAATCACTGTTTTGTCCCAGTCGCGCTCATGCATATCTTTAAAGATTACGTTTCCAACGTCTTCAGTAGAGGTGCCGAGGCTCGCGATCTTTGCGAGCGTGTTGAGAGTCTTGGTATCTCGCTGATGCGTATCGACTGCCTGAGCCAGCTCACCCAAAATATTCTTGATGTCGCTCATATCGGTGTCCGCGTATAGCGCTGTTCGGTCTCAGCAATGGCCTGCTTGGCTTGCGTCAGCCCCCAGGTGAAATTGGTGCATATCTGCACAGGCTTGGTGCCCAGCCGCCACTTGCCGGCTTCGTCCTGTTTGGCCCAGCCTTTTGCTTCCAAGGTTTGCAGATCGTGGAGGACGGTCGAACTTCCCGATTTGACGGCCGCAGAGACCTCCTTAAGCCGGATGCCAAAGATTTCATGACCAGACAGCACCTCGATCACGTCAATAAGGCGCATCTGCGCAGCGCCGAGGACTTTCTTTGGCTCGCTCATTGCAGCTCCAGCTCGGGCTGCGCGTACTTGCGCACGTTCTCGCGCTGGAAGGCCAGACCCTCCATGCCGGCGGTGATGCGCGCCAGCACATCCTCGGCCGGCAGCTTCCCAGCGTAGAAGGCGAGCAGCGCGCCGACGGCATCGTTGAGCGACTCCTGCAGATCGACCACCTCGTCGTTACGCGGCTGGCGCCCGCACGGGATGTCGATCACCAGCAGCCCAGCCGATGCCGCCAGCCAGCGCGTCACGAAGTTGGCGCCGCAGGCATGCTCGAACGAGCGCAGTTTGAGCAGCGGCATGCTCCCGCTCTCCAGGTACTTGTAGATGGTGTGGTGCGTCTTCTCGGCCATGTGCTCGGCAATGCGCTGCACGCTGGCGTTCTTGGTCTCGCGGGCATGCTCGGTGCACAGCTCCAGGGCGTTGAGCAGCGAATGCGGCCTGACCTTCTTCCAGTTTCGTTTCATCATTCGAAGCTCCTGTTTTTCGGTGGTCTAAAAATATTCGTCGTTTCGCTCTATGCAAAGCGTTTGCAATCGCTAGAATTGAGTCAGTACCAACCAGCGGGAGAGCGTCATGGGAGAAGTCGAGTTACTGCGGCAAGAAGTCGCGCAACTGCGCGCCGAAGTCGATCGCGTCGATGAGTGGGCAAACGGTCTGTTCTGTGTGCTGCTTGACGCTCTGCCCTTACTGCTGCGCCGCCAACCGGAGGTTGCGAGTCGCCTGGCGCCCATGTGGCGGACAGCTTCCGAGCGCTTTGATGAAGTTTCGACCGCCACGGGGCAGGACGATAGTTTTGAGGAGACGCTTGAACGTCTTGAGTCAAGGAAGATTCTGTACCGCACGATGGCCCTGCTAAAAATATGGCCTGAGCACGGGTGAGCAAATATTTGCCGTTACGTCGCATCGATTGTTTGACCAGGGCGTCAATAGACAGGGTGTCGGAGATCATGGGGGCCTCAGAATGGACGTTGAACGAGCCAGCCGCCGAGAATCGACGACGTTACGGCCAGGGTTTGGTAGCGGCGATCTCGCAGGATCAGGCGCAGGTAGTGCAGGGAGATGCGGCTCATGGTGGTCTCAGGCGGCGAGCTTGATGGTGTCGGGATCGGGCTTAAGGCCGAGCAGGATGGCGGCGCGGTGCGCTTTGCCGCGCGAGCCCTTGAGATTGCCGCGCATCAGGTCGGTGACGGTGTAACGGCTGAGATGGTAATGACGGCACCACTCGGAAATGCAAATGCCGTTTTGCGGGAACCAAGCGTGGACTTGGGAGGGCGTTAGCCCAATGGGTGGTCGTTTCATGGCGACATCCTTGCGGGGTGCGTTGAGTTGATACGCGCTAATGTTTTTTAAAATGCGCGTTGATGTGTGAATGGTATGCCACGAAATTGTGGCATGTCAACTATTTGTTGGAGAAAATTTTGTCTTCTGATCGCGCAGATATCGCTATTCGTCTTGTTGAAGAGCGAGTAGGTGTTGGGTACAGCCAAGCAGATTTCGCTAGAAAGCTTGGCGTTAGCCGTGAAACCCTACGCCGTTATGAGATAGGCGAAAGTGGGATGGCTGTTGAGTTCATGGCACAAGCCGCGGCCCTTGGCGTGGACGTCCAGTACGTTCTTGTCGGAGTCCGCTCAAGCAATGCCAAGGCAGCGGAAAAGGCTGCTGCGCCTTCAACATCCATTGGCGTGGCGAACGGGAACGTTATTGGGCAGGTGCATACTGGCGCTACGGTTACGCAGATCAATACCCATCGCCATATCGAGAAAACGATTGCCGAAGTGAAGCCCGGCAATGAGCACATCTCCGATGAGCAGGCCGCCGCCCTGCAGGCCCTGGTGCAGGTCGTGGCCGAAACTGAAGTGCGCCTCAAGGCCAAACCGCGCTCGTTCCGCTCGATCTGGGGGGCATTGAATGCGCATTGCGGCGTGCCTCAGTACCGGCTTATCCGCGCTGAAGATTTTTCCAAGGCGCAGAAATACCTGCACCAGTGGAGCGGTCGTTTGGACTCGATGGCCACGGCACCGGTTAAGGACGGCGATTCCTGGCGAAAACGTAAATACGCCTACATCAAGATCAACAGCAAAGTCGATCCGGCGGCCATCAATCGCTATATTGCCAAGAATTTCGGTGCGGTGAGCCTGGTCGACCTCGACAACCAGCAACTGGAACAAGTCTATCGCTACGTTGCCAGCCGTAAGACACGCAAGGTGCGATGACCAAGCCCCCGGCAGGGGTGTAGGGCAAACCGCCCTACTTCCGGGCAAAGCCGAAATAGTGTTGGGCGGAACGACCGACCGGAAGCCGCCAGGCGATTTGTTTCCCCGTGGCCGACCGTGAGCCTGTCTTTTCCCAGAAACCCGCCTTATCAAGCTTCATAAAGTCTTTAGAGAGCCAATTTACGGCCAGGCGAGGGTACGCGAAAGGCGTTTGCCGTGCGGGGTTGCCTGGGATTGAAGTTCCAGAAAGGATTATTTTGTCCACGTCTCACCAGTCAGGGAGAAAAAAATGACGCAAACCGAGTTTGTTCTTGAGATTGCCCACCGGGTTCACTATTCGAACCGAGACCCGGTGCCGATTGCGGAAATCGCATCCTCGCTGCTGGCCCTTGAGCGAATATTGCTGCGTGCGCCCCGGCTGTTTAGTCTGGTGACCCGCGTCCCGATCGAGCGCGCGGAAGTTTTTGTCGAGGATATTGCCTCGGGCAGTTTGACCGAGGATGTTATTGTTAAGCTATTCTTCAAGAATCAGGAGGCGCTTGATGCCTTCTTGTTGAAGATCAATGAAAAGCTGGGGGAGCATAAAGTGGCGCGCAACATCCTGATCGGGGCCTTGATCTTGAGTTTGATCGGTACCGGCCTGTACGGCGCAGCCAAATTCCTGGGCGCCAGCGAGGCGGCGAAGACGATCACCCTCAACAATAACGTGATCATCACCATCGGCGCGGAAAAATCCGGGTTGACTCCAGTGCAGTTGGAAGCCATCGTTCTTGCCGCCATTACGGACAAGAAGGCGAATGCCCGCGATGCCATTGAGTTCGTGCGCCCCGCGAAGCGCGATCCCGAGGCCCGCATCTCCCTGGAAGACAGCACTGTATTGGTCATCCCGAAAGAGGTGTTATGAGGCGGGGTCGGCGCCTCGTTAAATTTCTGTAAAAAGCTCTTGCTATTACACGGAATCCGTGTATAATGCAGTTCATGGGTAGCGCGTCGCAACCCAGCAAACCGGAGAAAATCATGGAACTGAACATTGCCGCCCAAATCGCAGGAACCGCCGATTACCGCACGTCTGAACCAATTGACCGCCCAATCACCTCCGACGAACACGAGTTTGCCATTGAGGTGGCGCACGAAATGGCCACCAAATGCGGCATCGATCTTGACGCCCATGTTGCAGGTCAGATTGAGAGAGAACGCGCCTATGCGCTGTCTATTGGCCATGACATTTAACCCAGGCCCGCCAGAAATCCGGCAGGCCCGCGAGTCTGCCGGGCTTTCGCAAACCGCAGCAGCGGCGCTCATATCATCAACCCTGCGCACCTGGCAGGACTGGGAGGCCGGAAAGGCCCGCATGCACCCAGGGCTGTGGGAACTGTTCCGCATCAAAACCTCCTCATAACACTACGGTGCAGGCGACCTGGCGCAAACAGCCGCGCCAGTCGCCTGACCTACTGCGGTCTCCCAGTCGCCGAGCAGCCTGACGATCGAGGTCAATCCTACGGAGCAATTCATTCCGGATGTCGATTTGCAGGTCCGGGCAACCAATCTGGATAGTCAAAAGTCCGGCTGGGCCGGCATCATCCCGGCCCTGGTTACAAGGCGCTTAAAACTGGTTCTTGGCGAGGGCGTCGACCCTAAAAAAGTCGCCGGAAAATTTACGGTGCGCTCCGACGTCATCGTTCATTCACAACCCCAGGGGGCAAAGGGTGAAATCAAGCCCTACCAGATCACGCTGGTCCGCTTGGTTGATGGGTAATCGATACGTCGATATACTCGCGTAGCGAGACGGCAGGCCGGCGATAGCGGCCCTCTACGGTACCGGGTAGCTGCCCGGGCGGAAAGGACAAGATCGGGGTAGCCCCCCGCGTGTGCTGGTGCCAAGGCCGAAGGTGTCCAAATCCAGCGTGCCGCGTCCTGTCGTCTCGTCTCGCTTCTCGCCCGCTTCATAACCCTTTCCCGGCGGAAACCTTTCCGCCTTAACTCCGCCCCCGCCAGCCCGCGAAAATGCCGGCATGGCCAAACGCTCCCTTTTCGCCGCATCCCCGTCGATCGCCGCCCTCGCTGCCGCGCTGCCGGTCACCAACGGCCAGCCCCCGCTTGAGTTCCGGCTGTTCCCCGCCGGCCGCTTCCACGCCGTCGACGGCCGCCCAAGCGAACCTGCCGCCGGCTGGCTGATGAATGCCGCGGTAGCCGCCCGCCTGATCGCTGCCGCCCAGGCGCGCCAGTCCGACTACGTCATCGACTACGAACACCAGACGCTGCATGCCGCCAAAAACGGCCAGCCGGCGCCGGCGGCCGGCTGGTTCCACAACCTCGCCTGGCGCGAGGGTGATGGCCTGTACGTCGTGCTGCCGAACTGGACTGCCGCTGCCGCCGCGCATGTGGCCGACCGCGCCTACCGTTACATTTCTCCGGTCTTCTCCTGGGACAAAAGCACCGGTGCTGTGCTGGCCATCCACCATGCCGCCCTGGTCAATGATCCTGGCCTCGACGGCCTGACCGACTTCTCTGCGCTCTCGGCGCAGATTTTCGCCACCCCTTTTTCTGACGAGGACCCTATGGACAAAATCACCGAACTCTTTGTCGCCGCCGGCCTGCCGGCGCCGGCCGATATCGCCGCGGCCACCACGGCGCTGACCGCACTCAAGGCACAGGCCGACCAGGCGGCAGCGCTCGGTACCGAAGTGGCCGCGCTCAAGGCGCAGACGCCCGACCCGGCCAAATTCGTTCCGGTCGGCACCATGCAGCAGTTGCAAACGCAGGTCGCCGCGCTCAGTGCGCAGATCGTCGGCGGTGAAGTCGATGGCCTGGTCAAGACCGCTCTCGCCGACGGCAAGCTGCTGCCGGTACAGGAGTCGTGGGCTCGCGATCTCGGCCAGAAGGATGTGGCAGCGCTCAAGGCCTACCTGGTCAGCGCGCCGGCCAATCCCGCACTCGCCGGCAAGACGCAGACCGAGGGCAAGTCGCACGAGGCCACGCCCGGCCAGCTCAGCGAGACCGAGCGCGCCGTGTGCAAGGCGCAGGGCATCAGCGCCGAGGACTTCCTCAAAACCCGCGACGCGGCTTAACCGCCAACCAAGCGCCATTTAACTACGCCACGAAAGGACTCTCATGGCCGCACTGACTGCCGACCGTAATACCCCGCAGCGCGAAAGCGTCGATTTCGAATTCCCGCTGGCCGCCAGCACCAAGCTGTTCGCCGGCTCCATCGCCTGCATCAACGCATCGAGCCTGCTCACCAAGGGCGCGGTATCCACCACGCTCAAGACGGTCGGTGTGATGCAGGCCACGGCCGACAACAGCGCGGGCCTGGCTTCGGCGATCAAGGGCAAGGTACGGCGCGGAACCTTCCGCTTCCTCAATTCGACCGCCGGCGATCTGATCGCGCTGGCCGATGTTGGCGCCGACTGCTACATCGTCGATGACCAGACGGTGGCCAAGACCAACGGCGGCACCACGCGCTCGGTTGCCGGCAAGATCCGCGACGTTGATGCCGACGGCGTCTGGGTCGAGATCTGACCGCCCGCTAACCCATTTCCTCAAAACATCCTGGAGATCCTCATGAAAAAGCACTTCACTCTTCTCGCCTGGGGCGTCACGCTGGCATTGCTCACCGTCGGCGCCTTGTTCGGCCACGTTACCTCTCCGCCCAGTGCGGACCTCGTGCCGCAGCTCACCGCGCCCGATCTCTCGATTCTCGGCCTGGGCATCATTATCAATCGCGACAGCCTGAACGCCATTTACAACGGCTTCAAGACGGCGTTCAACGGCGCTTTTTCCGGCACGCCGCAGACGTGGATGAAGATCGCTACCGAGGTGCCTTCGGCTAACAAGGTTGAGAACTACGGCTGGCTCGGCGAGTTCCCCGATCTGCGCGAGTGGGTTGGCGATCGCCAGATCAAGAGCATCGCGGCCAGTGGCTACCAGATCACCAACAAGAAGTTCGAGTCCTCGATCGGCGTGCCGCGCGACGATATCGACGACGACAGCTACGGCGTGCTGACGCCGCTGTTCAGCCA